ACTCCAATCTTTTACGAAGAACCACAACTTCTTTCTGAAGCTCTGCGTTCTCCTCTTCTAAAACCTCTATATGGTCTTGGTAAATGATTACGCTCATGTAGTTATTTAATGATTTAAGGTTTTCTTCATCTTCTTGGGATATATTTCTGTGCTTGATTAACTAAAGGCATAACTTCATTCTCTACTTTATCAGCAATCTTATCAACTATACTTATATCAATATCCATGAAAGGTGGTATAATCCCCAACAATCTTAACGTTCCGTCAAGAAACAACGCAAGACAGGTGAACCCAAGAATCATACTAATGATTGTTGCATCACGATTATGCTTACGCATTGATGCTTCATCTATTGCTTTTGCTTCAGCAAGAGCAGCAGCAATCATATCGTCTACTTCTTTTTTAGTATAGAAACCACCTATACCAGGTATGTCATGTATGTTTGGAGTCATCGAACCTCGAAGTCTAATTTCCGCACTTTTCTCTTCCGTCTTTTTTCTTGATAGGCAAGATCCTCTGCTGTGAGTGCGGTTTTTTCTTCTACCTTATTAGATCTTACCACTATAGTTCTAGTTAGGTCAATAGCAGATACTACATCTCCCTTAACAGTAACCATGTTAGGGCATCCACATGATTTACCGTCCACAACTTCTGTGTTACAGTCCCTACACCTTACGACTATCATTTTTCTATTATGTGTTCTATTTATCAACTCCCGATGCTGGACTCGAACCAGCGACATAGTGATTAACAGTCACCCGTTCTACCAACTGAACTAATCGGGATTAAAGGTGCCATCAGAGGGATTTGAACCCCCGACCTTGGCTTTACAAAAGCCCTGCACTACCACTGTGCTATGATGGCAGCTCCCCCACCTGGACTCGAACCAGGGACAGGGTGATTAACAGTCACCTGCTCTACCAACTGAGCTACAGGGGATTGTAGGGTGGGAGGTTGGATTCATGTTTACCAACAAGTAAGGGGCATTGCTACATTGAGTAGATTTTTACCTTACTATCTGAGACCCGACTGGTAGGTCGATTCTACTCTTACGAGCAGCAGCACCACCTGTGTCTCATCACCTTAACTAGCCTTATGCCAGCAAGTTTATTCAGTCACTCCCGTGTTGAACCCGTCGATTCAACAAATATATTATATACCATTAACTCTGCCTTGTCAACCTTCATAAATAGAAAAAAAAGTAATGTGAGAAATGGCTGACAGAATTCCATTAATTGTAAATCCGACTGCAAATCAAATACAAGAATTTAATGCATCTTCCGATACTCTAATCGGTATGGGTAATATTGTTTCTACTGGTGGGACATTTGGTAATATTCAAATTGCTGTTACTGGTAACAACATAATTGATACATCTAGTGGTGATATAACATTAGATGCTGCTGGAAATGATATTAAAATTCATTCTGATTGTCAACTATTAGTACAAAATAATACAAACTCTACAAGTAAAACAACTGGTGCTCTTGTAGTAACTGGTGGTGTTGGTATTGATGATGCTCTATTTGTTGGTGGAGATATTACCGCATATGCAAGTTCAGATAAAAGATTAAAAGATAATATTACTCCTATACCTAATGCTGTTGATAAAGTTCTTTCTATTAGTGGTAACACTTTCAATTGGAACGAAGCATCTCCATATGAAGGAAAGGCAGAGGTTGGTGTCATTGCACAAGAAATTGAAAAACTTGATCTACCTGGCGTAACAGAAACAAGAGATGATGGATATAAAGCAGTTCGTTATGAAAAACTTATACCTCTTCTCATTGAGGCCATAAAAGAACTCAAAGCAGAAGTTGATGAACTAAAATCTCATAGTCACTGATATGACATTACCAACAGGAGAAAGTGCAATATCATTCAGTCAACTCAGAACTGAATTTGGTACTAATGGAAACAATACTACTGGCCCAGTAAGATTAGGTCAGTATAGAAGAGATGATTCAGATTTTACAAAACCTCCTGCAACCTCAACTCATACAAATGATCCATTAGATACTGGAATCCCAACCAGTGGAACAATCAACATGGATGTTTTTCATGGTAAAAAATTAAATGTTATTGTAGATTATCATACAACTGCATTTACTGGTGGTTCTAGACCATCTGATGCAAGAACAAAATATGAAAGTTCATCAAGTGGAAACTGGTCTGTCATTGGTGGATATAAAAATAGAAATGCTAGTGACTCTTCTGGAACAAGAGTAAAAATAAATGTCAATAAAACAATAGGTGGTGACACTTCTACTAGTAGTGAATCCTCAGAACTTGATAGATGTGCATTAAGAACAGGTTCTGGTTGGGAAACTGGAACAGAATTATATGTAACTGTTGGTGCTTCAGGGAAAATATGTGGTGCTGGTGGAGCAGGTGGTAAAGGTGGTTGGAAAGTTGGTACTCCTGGTGCAGATGGTAAAGATGGAACTAGTGCATTAGGAATACAATACGGAACAGATGATAATGAAACTGTTGTAGATATTGCATCTGGTGGAATAATTTCATGTGGTTATGGTGGTGGTGGCGGTGGTGCTGGTTGTGAAGAAGGAAGTGAAGAAGAAGGAGAAGAGAGTGGATATGGTGGCGGTGGCGGTGGCGGTGCTGGTGTCCCTGCTGGAGCAGGTGGTGAAGGTGGTAATCAAGGTTTGGGTGATGCAGATGCAGATGCAGGATCTACACCTGATGGTTCATCAGAAACAGGAGGTGAAGGTCACGCAGGTGGAAATGATGGTGGTAATGAAACAGGTGGAACAGGTGGAGATGGTGGAGACCAAGCTGGAAATGCAGCAGATGGTGCTCAAGGAGATGCTGAACCAAGTGGTGTTGGTGAAGGAGGTGCTACTGGATCTGCAATTCGTAAAACCAGTGCTAGTATTAAATGGAACTTTAGTACAGGAAGTGCTGCCAGAACTTTCGGTAATACCACAAATACTGGAATAGCATAGCAAAACATACTCTTTATTATGGAACCAAAATTTATCAAACAATATCATCCAGAACTATTCTCTTGGAAAGAATTAGAATATCTAATTAATATACGTCCATTGATGACTCAAAAAAGATCACATATTCTTTTTGAGGAAGAAACTTATTTTAAATGGAGATCAACTGGTTGGCAAAAAGATAAGAACTGTTATCCCCCAACACTAATAAGAAAATTAATAGAAGAAAATATATGTTACTTCACAGACATGTCAAGATGCACAGAGAAAATAAATGCATTTGCCAAAAGTCTAGAAGATGAATATGAACATCAAACCGATGCACACATTTATATGTGCCGTAATATAGAATTGAAACATCCATTTGGTGCTCACTTTGATACAAGTCACAATGTAATAGTACAGTGTGAAGGAACTACAAATTTTAAAGTATGGAATGGAGTTGATCCCAAATCAAACTACACCAAAATGACTCCAGAAGAATTACCTGGAGAACCAGTATTAGATGTTGAGATGGAACCAGGAGATGCTATCTGGATTCCAATGTACCATCCACACCTAGCAACATCAAGAACTAAAAGATTATCTGTAAGTTTTGCTATCAATAAAAATCCCCTGAAAGAAGGATTTGAGGATAGAGAATGGGTTAGAATATGAAGTATAGTATATTCCATACAAGTCAGTGTGGATCAACTCTTCTTGCAACTCTATTAAAAAATAGTATAAAAACATATTCAGAACCCAAATGGGCAACTCATCCTCGTACTGTTCTAAAAACAAAATCATTGTATCATGAAGATAATACTCTAATAAAGTATCCTAGTTACACATCCTTCATATCTAATATGATACCTGACAAGAAGGTTTTTATATTCAGAGACTTGCAAGACCACTTGGAAAAAATAACCAGTAAAGAACGTGCTATGAATAGGCATCTATCATATCACTATAAAATCTATAGAGAACGAAATATATTTCCAGACATTGAAACTAAAACTGACTTACAAAAATTAGCATTCATATGGGCTCATACTATATTTGATATTAATAATTCGCAAAATGTTTTATTCCTAAACGCAAATGATTTATTTTTATATCCCAGAGAGACAGTAAATAAAGTCACAAAATTCTTTAACATAGATCCAGTAGAAGATTTGGATCCATTAACTTTTTATGTTAAAAAAGATTTCTTATCCCAAAATGAATCATTAGATAAAATTATTCCTTCAGAAAAGATACCATACAATATTAGAGATGGTTATATCAAATCAACAAACTATTCTAAAATAAAAGAATGGTGTTACCTAGTTTTCGATCCAAAGAAACTAGAGATACAGTACCTACCCCAACCATCATAGTAATCAGAGTCTTCTATCTTAACTTCAGTAACCTCATGTTCTACCCATCCAGGTAATATAATAATAGAATTATTATCACAGGCATACTCATAATCATACTTAGGAAAACATATTTCACCTCCACTAAATTTCTTTGGTTCTTTGTAGAAATAAGAAAATGCCAAAAACTGCATTGACCTATCAGTATGTGGTTTATAATATTCTCCGTTATGATAATACCTTACTTTAGTAACGTCCCAATTAGCATCAGGAGCAATACAACAACAATCATGTATATTGGCAAAAGCATTCAGCAATTCATTATCAAATAATTTTCTATTAACAGTTAATATATTTGATAAACTTCTATATTTTTCAGAATATATTCCATCTAAAAGCAATGCATGTGAATTGGTACCTTTAGTTTTATCTTCATCCTCTACAACTCCACCAAAATCTTTTGCCTGAAGAAGTTTACCTGGTTTGGTATAGAACTTAAGTTCTTCCCACACCAATTCCAGTTCTTCTGGATTATAAAAATTTCTAATTATTAAATGGGGGAATGGTTTTTCAAACGCAACCCCTTCAATTGATTCCATTATTTTTCAATATTAGATTCCAATTCCTTTATAGTAGTATCTAATTTCTTAAAGAATGCATCCATAGAATCTACTTCATCTTCAACACCAAACATCTTAGCAGCATCCATTAGTCTATTCTTCATTTCTATTGCATCCTTATCATTTGATAATGATATACGGAAAAAGAAAATCTTCTGCTTCTCCAAGAACGTCTTCAATTTATGAAGATGTTCTTTCTTTTGTTCTTCCTTCATCATAGGAAGATAGGGAGTCTCCATCACAAGTTGTTGTTGCAGATCTGTTAATTCTGCAATGGTCTCTCTAACAACCTCAGACTGAAAAAATCCACTCATTAATGATACCTCTCTTTTACTCGTTGAACTAAGTAGTTTTTATACTCAGACACATCAATATTTAGAAATGGTTTATACTTCTTGATTTTTAAACTGACGGTTTCCCACACAGGATCAAGAAGTTTCTTATCATAATTTTTGACGTATGAAAATATTATATCATAGATTACTAATTCTTCAATAGTGAGTTTACCACCCAAGTATTCTTTCAGTATAGGTGGGTGTCCTTTCTTACAATCAAAGAACTCATCGTAATCATAACTATCCATCATATCTTCTGAGTTACTTTTAAAACTCTCAAATAAATTCTCTTTATGTTCTACCCATTGGTTATATACTTTCTCTCCACCATCAATGATAGGGCCTATCCATACATTATTAGAATCAGATGCCTGACTAAAGTTTGCAAGAAAGAATTGTTTGATCTCATCGTCACTCTTCTTCCGTGACATTCTCTCAAAGAAGTAACGATCCTTTCTTTTATTAAATGCTTTTTCTGATGCTCTTGATCTACCACCATACTTGAAGTAATCATACTTCTCTTTGGTGAAATGATTCTTAAATGCTAAGTAACTTTTATATACTTCAAAAGGATCCATTATAAAAAGGGTTCTTTATTTCAGGATGAACAAAGTAAGATTTAGTATAAGGTTCTCCATCTTCTATACCATGCTCATGAACAGGAATTGAAATCCTAGTTTCAATAAATGTTGCTTGATGAGGTGGCATTGGTGGTAAGTGATATGCAAATGGCATAATTACAATGGAAGTTTAGCACGAGATGTTTTCTTCATAAAGTTAAGATGAATTGCATCACACTTTAATTTTTCCTTTAACGGTTTGGATATCAGTTTAGATACTGATTCCATTTCTATCTTATTCTCTTCGCAGAATGTTAAGATAGCATCAATATAATTGAAGTTATAAGTCTTTACTAGACCTTCTATTTCCTGTGCAAATTTTGATTGACACAGAAATTTTTCCTTCATTATATCGTCAACTTTATTTTTAGGATCCATATTCTCCTGTTTTGTGATCGACAAATTTTCTAATGTACCTGGTAAGAAGTTTAATATACTCACCCTTGTTACGTTTTTCATAGACAACGCATTCTCCATTTTCAGCCACCATAATAGTAATCAATTTTTTGACTGGGATACCAGTCATTTCATAATACATACATGCGTATGCAGTTTCTTGGACAAAGTAATTCTCTATCCATTTTTCGGGTTTAATCTTTGTTGAAGTCTTAAAGTCTATGACCGCAAGTTCTCCATCGTATTCTGCTATGCAGTCAACTCTACCAGCAAGACCTAGATAATCGCTATATAGTGACTTCTCTAATGCGTGTATGTTATTTATACGGTCAAGATTTTCCTTTGCTTGTAAGAATAAAAACTTAGTTGATGGAAGCATACTACAACCATCAATGGTACCATTCTTAATATAGTATTCTACCACATCATGATACTTTGTGCCACGAAAGGTAGACTCTTTGGTAATCCTGTTTGCCTCTGCATCTCCAACCTTCTTTCTCCACTTAACGAAGACTTCACGATTGTAGAAACTAGTCACAGAAGTTATTGAAGGATACATCTTACCAGATGGAACCTTATAGAATCTGGTTCCATCTATGGTTTGTGCTTCAAGGTCAACTTGTTCTTTTAAATGATCAAGAAAGGTAAACATTACATGCCCAAAGAGATTTTAGTAAAGAGATACTTACGTACCAACCCAGAACGAACAATGTCATCAAGACCAAATTCAATAGATTCAAAATCTTGATCCATTGCAGAAATGATTTTCATAAATTCAAGAATACCATTGCGTTCATTGGTTTTTGTAAGATCAGACTGTGATGCGTCACCACAGAATATAATCTTACTGTTTTCTCCCACACGAGTTATTATACTATCAAGTTCATGAAAATTCAAGTTCTGCATCTCATCAACAAGAACAATAGAATTGTCTAGTGTAGTACCACGGATGAATGATGTAGACCAAAACTTAATAGTTTCTTGAGTTTTCAATGCTCCATAAAGCATTTCAAATTCACTATCACTAGCCATCTCAAACATATATTTTACCATATGCTTGTATGGAATTTGGTATAGAAAAGACTTATCCTCATGATCACCAGGTAAGAAACCAATCTCTCTAGTAGATACTAAAGAACGCACAACATATACATTCTCATAAGGTGTCATTTGATCTAGAACATCCTTAAGAGCAAGGTATAATCCTATGAATGTTTTACCAGTACCAGCAGCACCATATGCAAATACATTCTTACCTTTTTTATAAGCATCAAAAAACTTTTCCTGACTCTTAGTTAATGGTTTAATATCAACCATGATGTCAGTATTAATTGGTTTCTTTCTTTTGAGTTGCTTGTTACTCATACTACCAATTCCTGATGAATTGCCGTTCCCGTTTCTTTTTTTAGCTGGCATAATTAGAAACTATAGTCACGATTTTTGCGAACATTAGCACCAGGTTGTTTTGATGCTCTGTCTAGAACCTCATTCCAACCACTTGATGCTGCTTCTCCTGTCCATCTAAACTCTCTTGACTGACTAGCACAACCCTTAGACCAGTCTTTATCCCAGTCTGGGTTCTCCTTTTTCCATTCATCATAAGCGGTCATAGTCATGGAGAGTTCTTTCTCCTCTCCAGTCTTCATATTTTTAACAGGATATGTTGGCATAGTTGTGAATATGTGTAAAGTTATTTAGACCCACTCAAGGGCTTCTGATACTGCAGGGAACTGTTCGGTAAACACTTTCCTACATGCCTCTGCAATGACCATATGTTCCTTCTGTGTGCCGTGTGCTGAACGTAGATTAATGTAATGAATCCAAGAACGACAAGAACCAGTCATATAGATTCTGGTAGGAGTACAGAGTGGTAATACCATTCTGGCACATTCTTTAGCAACACCCTGACTAAGCATCTGTTCGTATAATGACTTAGCAGAACTAAAAAGTGTAATCATCTGTTTCTCAAATTTTTCCACCATTTCAGGATCTAGGTCATCAGTCGAATTTTGACGATTTTTCAAATCTTGCTTACGAAGTTCTGGAAGTTCAATATCACCCAAAGAAGTACTAGCAGCATATCTTTGAGAAAACTCCTGATAAGT